ATCCAACGCCCGCCGAAGATGTCACTCCCTGATCGGATTATAAATACCTAGAGCAAACATTCAGGAGAATCAATCATGGCACTAGACTTATCAGCAGTATCTTTCCCAATTCGCGACGCTAAGTTAGTAACACCAAGTGCTACGGCATTCTCAGGCGTGGGTAAGGCAATGCAGGGAATGTTCTGCTCTGCAGCAGAGGAGATAGTAGTTGTATTTCCAAGTGCAAGCATAACCACTACCCCCACCGCAGGTCAGTTCCTCCCCTTCGCTCCACTCGGAGTGACTGGTGTTGGTAGCGGCGACATTCATGCCATGTTTTGAATCAGGAGTTATGCCTTGATTATTCGAGATATAAAAGCCCAAGTTCTAAGCGGTAATACAACCACATCAATCGCCGATGTGGATCAAAAAGCCATTGCTGTCATAATCCAAGATGGTCAGAGGTATAGGTTCTACCCGACTGCTGGCGATACTACAGTCTTTACCGTGCACAGAGCTGGTGGCTCAGGTCAGACCAAAATCATAACAGAGATTCCTGCACAAATAGGCATCCAAGTCGGACTGGGCACTGCTACCAAGACCATCCACGTGGCTTTTGGTACTAAGTAACCAAAAGCCTGTGGGTTGACTCCCGAATCCGAATCTTATAAATTAAAAGTCCCCTTAAGGGGGTTGGACCAAATGGTAAAATAAGGACCCATTTTAGATGCAAAGTATTCCCACTCTTCGTTATTATAAGACCCACCCAAACGCCCGTATTCCAATGATGAGTACTGAGGAGGCGGCATGTTATGATCTTTGTGCTCACCTTCATGGACCAGTTGTTGCTGAAGATCGTCAAACAGAAATCAGAGACGTTACACTTTATACCCCAGAAAACAAAGTAATCCCTGGTAAGGTAAATACCACCTTCAATTCCGACCATCCCGAATCTTATACAGTCGTGCCAGCAAGACATAGAGCGATCATTCCTACTGGTATCATCTTCGAGATTCCCACTGGGTATTCGGTCCGCCTACATCCCAGATCTGGTCTATCGATTAAGCAAGGCTTCATCGTGGCGAACTGCGAAGGTGTTATTGACAGTGACTACTTTCATGAAATTAAGGCCTTGATGGTGAATAACAGTGATATCGATATCCAAGTCCGTCATGGAGATCGGATTTGTCAAGCAGAACTTATGCGGGTCGAACCCCACGTGTTAGAAGAAACCAAGAATAGACCAGAGCAAAAGACCGATCGTGTTGGTGGTCTGGGTTCTACTGGTCTCCAATGAAAGAATTAAAATGAATCGCGATGAACTTATTGAATACCATGATCGAATTTGCCTAGAGGCTCGTGACCTGATGCGTGCTAAGAATCATGATTATGCAGGAGAGAATTCGTCTAGTCCATGGATGAATTTCGAAAGATCCGAACTGATGGGCCTTTGCAAAACAGAACAGGCCTTCATGGTCAGGATTTTGGACAAGGTCAGCCGTCTGATTACCTTCATCGATGCTGGTCATCTTAAGGTAAAAGGAGAAGGCGTCCATGACTCGATTGTCGACATCATCAATTACATGGTGTTGTTCTCAGCCTTTTGTAAGGAAAAAGAGGCCGAAGACATGCCAGTCCAAGGCCAGGCTGGACTCCTAACTGAGGAAGACCTTGCAAAAGACTAGCCTATCTGGTACAATAACTGTATGAGCGAATTTTATTCTAATGTCGTGACTTACGGCAACACAATTTATTATCGAGGCTTTGAAAACGGGAAGCGGGTAAAAGACAACCCCGATTTCAGCCCAGCATGTTTCATCCCCTCCAAACGCGAGACTAGATATCGCAATTTGGAGGGGGTGTTTGTTGAACCGATCCATCCAGGCTCCATTAAAGAATATCGAGATTTCATCAGGCAGTATGATGGTGTCAGCGGAATTCGGATCTACGGAGACATTAATCTAGACTGCCAGTTCATTGGGGATAAATTTCCAAAGTCGGAAGTCGATTATGATTATAGTTTGCTCAAGGTAGCATCGATCGACATCGAGACCACCTGCGATCTCGGATTTCCAGATGTAGATGACCCCCAGGAGAAGATCATTGCGATCACTATTCAAATTGGCGATAAGACTACTAGTCTGGGGTTGGGTGATTTTAACATTGATGGTGTGGATTGTTTTAGTTACGATGACGAGAGGGACCTCTTAAGCACATTCCTCGACTTTTGGAACGAAGAGCAACCAGATATTGTCACTGGGTGGAATGTCAGATTCTTCGACATCCCATACATCTTCAATCGGATCAAGAAGGTCCTGAGTTCTAGTGATGCCAAGCGGCTTAGTCCATGGAAGATCACCAAGGAAAAGACTGTTCACCGACGAGGGAGAGAACAGCGGATCTTTGATCTTGTTGGGATCTCTATCATGGACTACTTCGATCTCTACCAATCATTCACTTATGTGAACCAGGAATCCTATCGTCTAGATCACATTGCGTTCGTTGAGCTTGGTGAGAGGAAGTTATCTTATGAAGAACACGGTTCGATCCGTGAATTCTATAAGAATGATTTTCAGAAGTTCATGGAATACAATGTCAAAGACGTGCATCTGGTAACCCGCCTTGAAGACAAGTTGAAGTTGATGGAGTTGGCAGTCGCTCTTGCATATGCCGCCAAGGTCAATTTCATGGATGTCTTCTCTCAGGTCAAGATGTGGGATTCTATTATCTACCACTACCTGAAGGAGCACGATATTGTGATTCCGCCAAGGGCGGCAACCACGAAATCGGAGCAGTACGCGGGTGCTTATGTCAAAGAGCCTATCGTTGGTATGCACGATTGGATCATGTCTTTTGACTTGAACAGTCTATATCCCCACCTGATTATGCAATATAATGTCAGTCCAGAGACCAAAGTGAATAATCGGGGTGATCAGATGATTTCTAATCTGATCGATCCTGAAAGGTTGCTGAACGATGATAGCACCACCAATCAGTTTCTGGATGAATGGAAAGATAAGGATCTTTCTATCGCTTCTAATGGGGTCACTTTTACCCGAGAATTCAAGGGGTTTTTGCCCTCTATCATGGAAAAGCTCTATGAAGAGAGGAAGATTGCAAAGAAAAAGATGATCGAGTGCCAGCAGAAGGCGGAGAAAGATCCAGATAACGAAAGTCTGCAGTATGACATCACCAAATACCAGAATCAGCAATTGGTCAGAAAGGTCCAATTGAATTCGGCATATGGAGCGGTTGGTAATGAGTACTGCCGCTATTACGACGTTCACTTGGCAGAGGCCATCACTATTTCAGGACAGTTTAGCATTCGATGGATTGAACAAAAACTGAATCAGTTTCTCAGTAAGGTTCTAGAATCGGATGATAAAGACTACGTTGTTGCAATTGACACAGACTCAGTATACCTTAGGGTCGATGACCTTGTTTCTCGTTTTTGCCCACATAAGACGGAACAGGAAACTGTTGATTTCCTCGATAAGATCTCAAAAGAAGCGATGCTACCTTACATCGATGAGCAATACGCAGAGATGGCGAAGAAGGTAAATGCTTTTCAGCAGAAGATGAAAATGGGCAGAGAGGCAATCGCCAACAAGGGAATCTGGACAGCGAAAAAGCGGTACATCTTAAATGTCCTGGACAACGAGGGCGTCAGATATGAGAATCCGAAAATCAAGGTGACTGGAATTGAAACCACTCGTGCTTCGACACCAGCTGCAGTCAGAGGATATTTGACTGATTCAATCAGCCTCATCTTGAACACCGACGAAGACTCAGTAGTTCAATACATTGAAGACGTTAGGGCCGAATTTGATAAGCTTGTACCAGAAGATATTGCATTCCCCAGAGGCATCAAAGGGTTGAAGAAGTATTCCGATCCTACCATAGTCTATGGCAAGCATTGCCCAATAGCCGTGAAAGGATCCCTTTTATATAACTACCACTTGAAAAAGAGGGGACTGACTACTAAATATAGGGTCATCATGGAGAATGATAAGGCCAAGTTCTTATACATTAAGACTCCTAACCCGAAAAGCAAAAGAGTAATCACATTTCCAGACGTGATGCCAGAGGAAATTGACCTCCACAACAACGTTGATTATGACACACAGTTCGAGAAATCGTTTCTCGATCCAATACGCTCTATTCTGAATGCCATCGGTTGGAGTTCACAAAGAGAAAGTACACTTGAAGGATTATTCGCATGACTGACTTTCTACAATCTATCATCAAAGACTCTGGTAATGAATATGCAAGCATCGTCGAAGACGGTGTTGAAGGAAGCGACGTAACAGGCTTCATTAATTCAGGCAGCTACATTTTTAACGGTCTTTTATCTGGTGACATCTATGGTGGGATTCCCAACAACAAGATCGTCGCCATTGCAGGTGAAAGTGCCACTGGAAAGACCTATTTTGCACTTGATATCTGCAAGAAGTTCCTATCTGATAATCCAGACGCAGCGGTCCTTTACTTCGATACAGAACAAGCAATCACTTCTGGTATGATCAAGGAAAGAGGGATCGATCCCAAGAGAGTGGCAATTTTTCCCGTCGCGACTGTGGAAGATTTCAGACATCAATGCATTTCGATCGTGGACAAGGTCCTGGAGACCCACAAGTCCGAGCGTAGGCCGATGATAATCGTGCTTGATTCGCTAGGCATGCTTAGTACGAACAAGGAAATCAACGATACCGCCGAAGGTAAAGATACTAGAGATATGACCAGAGCACAGCTGGTCAAGGCTACCTTCAGGGTTCTGACCCTCAAGTTAGGCAGAGCACACATCCCGCTCATCCTCACCAATCACACCTATGATGTAGTTGGTGCATACGTTCCTACCAAAGAGATGGGTGGGGGTTCTGGCCTCAAGTACGCAGCATCTACGATTGTTTACCTTTCTAAGAAGAAGGACAAGGATGGGACCGATATTATTGGCAACATCATCAGATGCAAACTGTTCAAGAGCAGACTGACAAAGGAAAACAAGCAGGTACAAGTACAACTTAATTATGACACTGGACTTAATCCTTATTATGGTCTGGTCGACATCGCCGTCAAGTACGGTATTTTCAATAAACAAGGAACCAGAATCGAACTACCAGACGGAAGGAAAGTCTATGAAAAGCAAATCAACAACAACCCAGAACAATACTACACCGATGAAATTCTCGACCGAATCAACGAATCTGTTGGCATTGAGTTCAAGTACGGATCCCACAGAGAAGAGGAGCAATCTGAGGAAGGTAGCCCCGAAGTTTGATTTCTTCGAGGTAGAAGAGAAAGATACCAACGCAATTGTGATCTTAGATGGCGATTTTGTCAACCTGAGGTACAATTACGGAGTGATTTCATTTTCTGGTATTGATGAAAAGGGAGATCTGATCGAAGGTTCTGAGCCTTCTGTCAACTTCACATACGACATCATTGACAACCCAGATAATTATGAAATAAATCAAAGTGCGATTGATATGATGGGCAACGTTTTGTCCGTCCTTTTAGATGCCAAGCATGGCGGTGATGACGATGACAGATCCAACGATGGAAAAGGCGATCCTGGCGAGCCTGGTAAAGGATGAAGAATTTACGAGGAAGGTCCTTACATTCCTGAAGGAAGAATACTTCTCAGACAGGGTTGAAAGAAAGGTATTTAGGGAGATTCAGGAGTTCGTCGGTAAATATAATAGCCTTCCCACCAGGGATGCATTAAGTATTTGTGTCTCCGAGATCGGGGATTTTACAGAGTCTGATTTTAGAGATGCCAAAGATATCATGTCTTCCATCTATGAAAAGAAGACTGACAAGCCTGATAAAGAATGGTTGGTGGAATCTACCGAGAAATTCTGCAAAGATAAGTCCATTTATCTTGCCATCTTGGAATCCATCCAGATCATTGACGGCAAGTCCAAGCAAAGCAAAAATCACCTGCCCAAGCTTCTACAGGATGCTTTGTCTGTGTCTTTCGATGTAAGTGTCGGACACGACTACCTTCAGGATTCTGAAGACAGATACGACTTCTACCATCGCAGAGAGAAGAGAATCTCTTTCGATCTCGATTATTTCAATCAGATCACGAATGGTGGAACTCCTACCAAGACTCTGAACGTGATCTTAGCTGGCACAGGAGTAGGGAAGTCTCTCTTCATGTGCCATCATGCTGCCAATTGTTTGACTCAGGGTAAGAATGTCCTTTATATCACATGTGAGATGGCAGAAGAAAGGATTGCAGAGAGAATCGATGCTAATCTGATGGACATTACGATGGATGAACTTAGCGAGCTGCCTAAGGAATCATACAATCGGAAAATGGAGAAGGTGTCTGGTAGAGTGACAGGTTCTCTAATCATTAAAGAATACCCCACCGCCACTGCGAACGTCAACCACTTCAGAGGTCTTCTTGAAGAGTTGAAGATCAAGAAGAATTTTTCGCCTGATATCATCTTCGTTGATTATCTTAACATTTGTGCTGCTGCTAGATTCAAAGATGCTTCTAATGTAAATTCTTACATGTACGTTAAGGCGATCGCAGAAGAACTGCGAGGTCTTGCAATGGAGACAGAGATTCCAGTCTTCACTGCAACACAGACCAACAGAACGGGTTTTACCAGCTCGGACGTTGGACTAGAAGACACATCTGAGTCTTTCGGCCTTCCTCAAACGGCAGATTTCATGTTTGCATTGATTGCTACGGAAGACCTGGACGCACACAATCAGATCCTAGTAAAGCAGCTTAAAAATCGGTATAACGATCTTGCCACGAA